ACCTCGCTTGGCTAAAGTAGTGGCGGAGCGATGGAACTGAAAAGGATCATAAGAAATACCGCTTACCCGGTATCGTGCCCATAATTCGATCAGATACTTCTCAATAGTTTCTTCAAGATCTAATGGTGCGTCCGGGGTTGGTTGCCATATCCGATGCATTGCCAGGACAACTTTACGGGCATCCCGGTCATAATACGTGGCTACTGCCGCACTACTGTCCCTTTTGACAGAAGCATCAACATGTATCCACAAAGACTTGCCTTCATCGGCCAACATAGGAGTATGGTCTTGATCTACACACCCATCCCACCGCTCCGGGGGAATAAACATCTCCTCGTCAGATGTCCAACGGTTTTCATGTAGCCGTAGATAAGCTGCTGGGCGCAATTGTAACTTTTGTTCTTGATGGTACTCTTCTGATGTTACTGACAGACCCGGGTGTTTCCGTAACTCATGGTCCCAGTAAACAAACAGCCTACCATTCTTATAGCAAGGTATATCACCCAGTTCGGGTATTCTTTCGCCCATACCTTCGGTAAACTCCTCTTCGCCCACTCCTTTATGGTAAAGATCGAATAATGTTGCCGATTGCCCTTCAAACCCTGCGTAGGTGGTAATAAAGCGCATGGAGTTCACACGGGTAGGTACTGGGGTTAATTCGTCCCATAGCCTCTGCATTGCCGTAGATGTATAGGCCCAGAGCTCATCCCAGAGGGTTAACCCGTGATTTGAGCCTGCGGCGGATGCGTAGTCATTAGATAGAGCAATAACACGGGTGCCTGTCTTCTCAAACCTTATTTCTCGGTTAGTAAGCCTTACGCTCTTTAGTGAAGGGTTTTTCTGAATAGAGTAGCGAATCTTATCAAATACACGGCTTTGGGCCTGTTCTAGGTCATTAGCTATGACATATATCTCGTTAGGTGCTTCCTGGGTCAATGCGAACCATTCACCTACTAATGCACCCATCATAGTCTTGCCACTCTTCTTGGGGCAGGACCAGACCACTACATCGTAAGGGAAACGACCAGACCTATCCTTCTTGAATATGTGTTTTAGTATCTTCTTCTGGTGTGGCATTAGCTGGACCGGACCTGGCATTAGCCTGCCCTTTTGTTTCTTAGCATCAGCAATGATAAATCCCGTATCGCTTGCTGCCCAGTCAGTAATGCTTTTAGGGTCTTTGCGTGGCATTATCCCCTCTAAACAATGAAATTAGACAAGTTTACTTCTTTGACATCAAATTCTTAAACCATTTAGTAAACCCCGATAGGAATATGTCTTGGAAACTTTCGTCTTCCGCTCCCCATACGGCTTCCCAGGCAGGTCTGTATGCCCCTTCAATTACCGGACTATACTCAGGTTCTGGCGTGGATATGTTCCAAGGTCTGTAATCCCCTTGAATTACTTGGTTAAACTCAGGCTCTGGCGGCTGAGATATCTCTACTTGCGGGACAGAAGAGCGAAGACGTCTATGTGGTTGTCCATAGTTGTGCCACGGTTGTGGGTCTGGTGAGGATAGTGGCTCTCTTATTGGTCCTGTTCCTATTCTACTTCCTATTCTTGCCATAATATGCTCCTGTTAATAACCCTGGGCTTCTTCCATCTCAAGCCAGTAAAGACCGTTTAATATTTGGTTTATATTCCTCATCTCTTCTATAAAATGCTCATTTCCTCGACCACGGGGCTCAGGCACATCTTCCAACGGTTGCTGCCGACCACTATACGGACTTTGCATATAATTTGTTTCCGCCATGTAGTCAAACCCAAAACCTGAGTGTGTTCCCCGATCATACAGAGTTTCAGCAAGTCCCCCTGACTGCTCAGTTCCTTCCTTAGAAGGATCGCCATATATAAATGTTTGCTGGCCAAAATCTTCTTCTACTCCCCCTCTTATGTCCTGTGTAGTAGTAGTAATCAATTGATTACCGATTTTCTGGGTTGTGGTTGTGGGTTCAGAGGGAAAAGGGTCTGGTACATCTATCGAGTACGGATGGCCTTGCGCTCTATTTACTCTTGCCTTTGTATCCGGTGATTGAGAGACCGTGCCTCCTGCTTGTGGTGGTTGCGGTATTCCTCTTCTTCCTATATATGCCATAATATCCTCTTGTTATCTATGTATAATCCCTCAACTTAAAAATTTTTCAGGTTTTGGGCCCTTCACTCTAAGCCATTCAGCTAAATACCACAACCCCCCTTGAGAAAATGGACGTTCCATTTCCGTAACCCCCTTCAATTCCACCTCTCTCCACGTTCTACCCGTCTTTGTAAGGTGTGGAGCCTCCGGACTGTCCGTTGCATGCCAATAAGGCCGGTATTTATACCCTTTTGTCGGGTATGACTCGGCTTTATGCCACTTTTCCGGCTCAATCCTTGCTCTACGGTTGATAAACAGGCTACCTAACGTGCCATCCTTCCGTAAAGTGAACAACTTCCAGCCTTTTACTACGTTTTCATCCATTTCCTTCCGGCCTCACCAAGAAACATGGTGTGCCTTCGCCTACCCAGGCCCCATACATGTTATATTGGTACCATTCTACTGCAGCTTCGTAGGCATCTGTCTCTTCTTCGTAGTCATCGAACTCATTCATCAGGTTCTTAATGACTATGTTGTAGTCATAGCACGCTACTGGTTCACTACCAAAGCGGTCTATGTACCCGATAAGAGCATTATCATGCCCTTTCATCAACATTGCGTCTGGTACTGCTTCCTCTATAAGGTCAAGAGCATAATTCCTATGACCGTTCGAGGTTTTCCTGTGAAACTCCTCTGGTTTCTTCATATTCCTTCGCCTCCGGTAGGTTTATTGAATGGTCTGAACAATCCATCATATATCCGCAATTAGGGCAGGAGATCCTGCACTGGTTTGAAAACATACTAAAACCACAAACATCACATCCTATAGTAAATTTTTCCATTATATTCCTTTTTTGTTATTCTTAATAGGTTCTTCCTTTGTTCACCACATGAACCTTATCGTTCACCACGTGAACACCCCTGTTCATGACATGAACTTTAATGTTCACCACATGAACATTAGTCTAATATTTCCACCTTCTTTTTGATGGCATTGTATTGCCGTATCGTCCTACCCTGCCAAATGTACTTTCATCTGATAGTGCGCGTGGGAACGTGTGTTTTCCTCTATATTCTCTGGTAAATATCCCCGATTGCTCTCGGGAATAGGGATTTTGAGTGTATGTCCCGTAACGACCTGGATCTTTTGTGGTGGAATATTCTCCCATTGTTCTTCTACCACTTTCCACTCCTTCTAGATGGTAGGCAGATTTACCCTTGCGCTCTGCAATAGCTTCGTTGATTTCTTCAACGGTTTGTGCTTTCACTCCAGGCTGATCCATATATTGTCCATACCTATAACCAGGTTCCCCGGGCAGTCGAGTAGTTATCAATTCTCGTCCTGTATATAATTGTTTCCTACCTTTTTTTGTAAGCTGGCTTTTATAGGCGGCTAGTTTGTCTGCTGCTTCTTTCTGAAGTCTTGCGCCCAATCCCTTAGTTAGCCTATATCCTGGAACATTGAAGACACCGGCTATATCCAGCAACTGGCCCGATAGAAATTCTGTATACTTATTTACTTTTTCCGCCTCACTTAGGTTAGGATCGCTTACTATATGTTGTCCTACAAAGAAATCACCTATAAAGGGGATCCATTGCGCAATGTTACTTATACCACGGTCTATATCATAGTCAGGAGGTAAGGGGATATTAGTAGCCATATGAATTCCTAGTGAACATTCAAGCCCATACTAGATCTTCAATGTATATAGGGGGTAGGCTTGGCTCTTCACTCCACCTATCCCGCAAGAAACGTAATCTAAGTAGTTCTTCATATAAATCCTGCATGTGAAAATAGAAGTCCTCTTCTTCCCTCATAGCATCCCGCACTTTCTCATTTAAATATTCGTCTATGATATCATAGCGTGGACGGTTAGGTTCTTGCCCTGTATATTGTTTGCGACTCTCGCCCCATCCCAGGGATGGATCTGAGGGCACTCCATTACCATAAGCTCTTGTATATGCAGTACGGGTTTTTTGACCTACATCCGGTGATTGAAAGGTTGTTGAGGTATACCCCTCTTGATCCACCGATCCACCTGGTCCGGGACTAGGTGGTTTAGGTGGAGTTTGTCCTTTGTATATTCGGGCCATGATCTAACGGGAACGGGAATTCTCCCATGCCGGACCAGGTAATAAAATTTGCTGCCCCGGAAAGATTAAGTGTGGATTTTGAATTCTGTTGAGTTCCTGAAGTTCTTGCCAGGTTGTGCCGGTTCGCTGTGCAATAGCCCAGAGCGTATCCCCGGACTGCACGGTAACAGTGTCGCCAAAACCTTTTTGGCCCCCTTCTCCCCCGACTTGTCGGTCCTCAAATTTTACTCTTCCGCCTAGACTGAGGTCCGGCTCTTCTCTTGGAAATGCGTTACGCGGCAGGTTAATCAATTGATCAACTAGAATCAAATTCGGGTTATTGATCTGTGGGTTTTCCGAAAGAAGTGAATCCAGGGGGGTATTGAATTGATTCGCAATTCCCCACAGTGTGTCTCCCGACTTTACCTTGTACCACCCGGCAGGACGAGTTTCAAAATTGTCAATATCTCCTGCTTGATAGTTTCTATCGCTTCTTCCCCCGACTTGCCGGTCTTTAAATTTTACCCTTCCGCCTGGACTGAGGTCCGGTGGGAGCGGAACCGTGCCGCCTCCGGCTTTGCTTGCAAATTTTCCACCATACATACCGCTTATTCTAGCCATAATAAACTCCTAGTTCGCCATTATTACAGATAGGTCTTCAGACTCTACTTGAGCCAGAGCCGCTATCTTATCCATTTCAAGTATATGACGATGAGCATCTTTCATCCCGCGCATAGCCATATAAAACCGTTTGGCCGCATGATCAGTCTTATCAAGTCCTTCTTCTTCCTGGGCTACTATCAGTCTTTCGCCCCAATAACGCATATCAGCCGAAGCTACCGCAAAGGCAGCCATAAACATCTTGCTCTCTCCGGTCTCTTGAATGATATCCGCGACCTTTTGCAAGGCTCTACGGTGTTTATCAGTTAATTCGCGGCCTTTGGTTAAAGCTATGTAAAGGCCAGAGTCTGGACCGCCTTTCGGCATTACACCATTCCAGGTGGCCCACCACCTGCTGGGGGTCCTCCTCCCATTGGGGCCCTTACACCAGGAGCGCCACTAGCCAGACCAGGAGGGCCTCCCCCAGGCTTTCCGCCGGCTTGGGCTATCATTTGCTTTAGTTGATCTAAAATTCCTAATTGTGCTGCCATCTGAATAACTTTTTGTCCAGCCTGTAATACCTGTTGGACCGCGCTTCCCTTTGCTCCGCCCTGCTGTCCTGGTGCTCCCGGTGGTAGCATTGGCTTTCGGTCTCCTCCAGGGGGGAAACTGGAACCAGGCATCCTAGCGGCACTACCTTGTCCTGGGTTGCCTCCAGGGTATGCGGCCGACATAGCATCTCGCGAGGACATTCCTTGCTTTACATTAGCTAAATATTGTTGTGGTGGCATTTCTATCTCCAATGATCATTGATAGCTTGATTATACATGATTTTCAGTGAGAGGGCAATAGATATGGCAAAGTTTTCAAATGATTCTTTTGGGGGCGGGGGGAACCGATTTCTATCCTCGTCGTGTTCGATTTGGTACCTACCCCCCTGGTTTCCTATTGGAGTCCGCGGGGCTCACTGTTTTCTTTGCTAGGCAATACAACTCTTTTAAGTTATACACTTTCCCTCTTACATATTTATATATACACACATTCACACACATACACACACACACGCGCGCGCTAATATAATAATATGGATAGTATAGTTTGCACGATACCCGCACCATCTGACACGCTCAAACATTACTGATATATATATATCTGTCTGCCTGTCTGTCTATGCTAACAATGTATAACGTATAACCGCAGTGCTTCGGCGTAAAGTGGCGAGTAAC